TGTTATTAAGTCACTTAGACTAGCATTTTCGTTTAATTTTTCTATCATAAAAATATCACCTTTCTATTTTTAGTAACTGTTTGTCAAGAAATGGTTACTTTTTAAAATAGAAAAGTGATTGATTTTAAGTAATTTTTTCAAAGTATATATAGTATAAATAATTTTATTTTTAATAGAAAAACAAGCAAAATAAACAAGTATAAAGCTTTTTAGTAACTCTTTCTTGACAAATAGTTACTATATAAAATTAAAAAAGGACTATACAATGTAATCCTCTCCAACGATATTTTTATATTCTATTGTTGTTATCTTATTCTTTTCTACTGCTGTTTTAACTTGCTCTTTAGTCCATAATTCATCCTCATAGTATTTTTTTATTATTTTATACCACATCTATATCAACTCCTTTTCCATCATTGCAAAAGTTAATGTTGCTGTTTCTTCTCTTAATGCTTTTACTTCTTCGTGTGTAGCTATAGTTGCATTTTTAGAATTTTTTTCTAGTTCCTCATGTGCTTTTATATCTTCTTCTTGTTTCTTATGCATTTCTAAATATTTTTCTGCTGTTTCTAAAGCAGTCAAATTCTTATCTAGTTTATATATAGATTTAATTGTATTAACTGACTCTATATTTGTAACTCTGTTATAATCATCAAGTATTAAAAATACTTCACTTGTTTGAAAATCATAATTACCTTTTAAAATTTCTTCTGCTGAAACTCCATTTATTTTTTCTTTTTTATCCCATATCTTTATCATTTTTTATTTTCTCCTTTTTATAATTCAGGTATAAAGCATTTATACATATTATTCTCATAGTAATAGATATATTTATTCTTCACTGAAACTGCTTTAAGTAGTGGATTGTATGGAAATGTAGAATTTTTTTTAACATATTCTTTAGAAAATACTCTTCCATTTTGATTGTATCCTTTTACATAAAGATATGTATCGCCATAATACACAGTATATAACATGTCATTAATACTTGTTGCAAAACTTTTATACCAACCTTCTATTTTTGTAAGAGCTCCATTTCCTGCATCATATCTATTTATATAAGTTTCCCAAATATTATTTGGGTCTGTTGCTCCTGTTATACAAAAATAATAGGTGCCTGTTTTTGCACATACAAATAATCTTCTATCTCGAGATGGCGGAAAGCTTGTTTTAGTTGACCAGGTATTTGTACTAATTTTATAATATTCACTGATAGCACTTGCTGTTGAATTACTATTTGTATCTGTGTAACCATACAAAACATGTATTTCATTAGAATAAGTATTCCCGCATGTTCCACCTCTAGGTGTAATCATATTAGAAATATACGACCAAGTATTTGTTTTTATATTATATTTTTGGCAAGTTGAATTTGCCGAACTATTGCTATATCCACCTATCCTGTAAATATAACCATCATAATAAACCATTAAAGCGTCATCACAAACCGATGGTTTCGCTAAGACACTATTAACATTTGTCAATGTATCATAGCGTAAAAGCGATAAACCTAAACTGTTATTGCAAAGAAAATATATATAGTTTTCTACTGCTACACATGGAGGATATTGTTGTAATGCCGAAGTAACTCCATCAAAAATTATATTTTTAGGTTTATACCAGTTTGGTATGTCTGTATTTCCTAGTTCAATATCATCAACTTTACTTACCATATTTTGGACGGTTTCATTTGAAGAAGTTGAAACACCTTTTTTAGTTAAATTAGTTGCTAATGTACTCTTGAAAGTTTGTATTTTTGTTTTAGTAGTACTAAATGAATCAGTTGAAACAAAAGGACTTCCTAATGTACTAGCTAAGTTGTCTTTAGCATTTTGAAGGTCATTTTTTATATTCTCAAAAGAGTCCATAACTTCTTTTATACTTGAATCTTCTTCTAATTTTATAGTCATTAAATTCCTGCCTCCTTTTTTAAGTATCCTTTCGTTTAGAAATGGTTACTTAAAAAAGTAAAAGGGACAGAAATTTAAACTATTCTAAAAACAGCTTTATATTTTAAATTAATTTACTTTAATATACAATGTAGTAAATTCAAAGATTACAAAAGTATTAAGTAACCATTTCTAAACAAATAGTTACTAATTTTATAATTCTGGTATAAAACAAGTAATCTCACTATTTAAAATAAAATATATTTGCCTACCATCAACTGAAGCTCCAAAATAACTATAATTAGGAACAGCTCCTTTATCAAAAGTTAATTTTTTAATTCCACTACTAGAAAAAATAACAACTCCACATTTGCCACTTCCAGCTTTATAACCATAATCTGATACATATAAAGTTGAACCCAATTGTACAGCAAAAGTATTACTATCAAAGCCTTCTCCTGCATAACTATAAGTTCCACTTACAGGGTCGTAATTAATTGTTGAAAAATAGTGAGAAGAAATAGAACTTTTTAGCCCAAACACAACAATTTTATAAGTGCTGACTTTAGCGCAAACAAAATAATGCGATTGTTTTGAATCTATTATAGTTGATTTTGTAGACCAAGTGTTTAATGTTGTATTATAATATTCAACAACTCTGACTGCTTGAGATGAAGAAGAATCTTCTCCGCCATACAAAACATGTATTTGATTTGAATACATTTCACAACAAGCACTTCCTCTTGCGGTAGGCATATTTGCTATTTCAGTCCAAGAACTAGTTAAAATATTATATTTTTGACATATAGCTGTGGGAGCTGAATATCCACTAAAACCACCTATTTTATAGATATATCCATCATAAAAAAATAGCGCTGATTCTACAAAGGAAGAAGGAATATTTTTAGTTGTTGTTGTGTTTAAAACAGTATCATAGCAAAGATTATTTAAACCTGATGTACCTGTATAACCGTTTATAAAGTAAATCTTTTTTTCTGCCGAAACACATGGTGTTTTATCTTTAACCGCAGTAGACAAAGCTTTAATAAATATATTTTTAGGAACATACCAAGGTGGAACAATCATGTTGCCTTGCTCTATTTTACCAACATTTTCAGCTAACGTTTTAAAAGGTGCATTACTCACAGTTGATACACCTTTTTTACTTAGATTTGAAACAAAAGTACTTCGTATTGAACTTAATGTATTCTTAGTTGTTTCTAATTTGTCATTTCCTGTGAAAGGCAAACCTAGAACATCAGCTATATTATTTTTGACTGTCTGCAAATCATCTTTCGTGGTTTCTAATGTATCTATCACTTCTCTTAGTTTTGCATTTTCTTCTAATTTCGTTGCCATTTTTCACTCTCCTTTATTAAATCATATCTATTAAATTATTCACTATAGTTATTCCTTTAGTTCTTTGACCACTTATTTCTACCATTATTTCCTCTAATACTCCATCTAACTTATCACTTGTAAATCTATCATTAGCATCTGTAATACTTATACTGGTATCTATAAGCTGTATACTGCTAATAGAATCCTCTATTTTCTTAGACGAATAAGTAGTCATTTCAGACACTCTGTTATCATCCACAGTTGCATTAATAAAATGAGTTTCTGCATTTCCATTTATCACATAAACGTTTAATTCTGACCTTGCTTCACTTCTAATTTCTATAGAATTATCATCTATAATTTTAAAGTTTGTAACTACATTTTCTTTTGTAGTAGCATCTATAATATTTACAACTATTCTCTGTGTTAATAAACTATGTGTTACAGTTGCTTTGAATCCACTTTCTGCATCCTCAACCCAATCATCAATTGCGACCCTTTGAGTGTATGCAACATTTGAGCCACCTGCGATTAATTGGTCGATTTTAGTATTTAACTCTGTTTTAGCAGTTTCTATGTTGCTTGTTAATTCTGTTTTAGTTGTATCAATTTTAGTATTAACAGTACCTATTTTAGTTTCTAAGTCTTGTATATCTTTGAGTGTTGCAAAGATTATTGTTGGGTCAATTTTAAGTTCTATATTATTTACATTAGATACAATAAGCACAGTTTTAACCTTCATGTCTACCACTGCACCTTGTTCTATAGAAGGTTTATAACACTCTTTGTATTTAGAAATGGCAATTAAATTATTTTCATCATCTAAATATCCTATTTCTCTTATCATAAACCCGCCTACACTTGATGGTATTAAACTCTCTAATATTATACAATTTGGTGCAGTTTCATCTGTAGTTGTATTTCCAATATTGCCTTCCCATACCACGTTTTTGAGAGCTGTCTGACTCTCAGTTGGAGTATATTCACTCCCTCCTCCATCACCAAGTTGAATTTTTACAAATCCCACTTTATTACCTGTGACACTTGCATTTGCTATCTTTGCTTTCCCTACATCTGTAATTATAGTGTAATAACTTTTATCTATAGCCAATATATCACCTCCTAAAATATTGTTATCTCTTGGTATCCAACTCCATTGCCAGTTAATACATCAATTTCTCCATAAGTTTCTATATCTGGTGGACTCCAAGGGTATATAGTTATTTCTTGACCTATTAGGGTTGTTATACCAAAATTCATATAATTGTCTTTACTTACAAGCACTCTAGTGTAATCTAAAGTCATGTTGCAAGGTTTAATACTACTTACAAAAGAATGAACCTCCTCAAACCAATCTTGATTTCTAGCATCACTTTCAAGATGTATATTATAAGTAGCATTATTAATAGTTAATTCATAATTGCCTTCTCCAACTATACTATCTAGCCAGTTCCTTAAAAATCTCTCTGAGTAAGGTAGTTTACTTATATATTTACTAAAAATCCTAAACCTTCTATCTTCTAAACTCTCATTACTTTTAGGAGTTATAGACATTATCTTTTCCCATCTTTTTATACCACTTGGAGTTAAATCCTCTAAAAACTGGTCACTTGATAGGTCATTTAATTTTTCATGTAGTGTTTTTATTTCTTTGTTTTCTACATTAAATACTTTTATATATTCTTCTTTATCTTGTAGAATTTGTGGTAAGTAATTTATTAGATTAATCTCTTTATCCAACTACCTCACCTCTCACTACTATACTGTTACTATCTATTGTTAGATTAGATTTAACCTCATTTATCATTGTATTTGCAATGTCTAATACTCCATCAATACTAAGTAATCTAGTTTCAATTTGAGATATACGGACTATTAAGTTTTCTTCATCTTCCCAACTCATGTTAAGTTCATTTAAATAGTCGTCTATTGCTTCTTCTGCAATTGATTTTATATTCTCCCAAGTGTAGCCATTTTTGTATGTTATCTCTGCTGATATATTTATAGTTGTACTTGTAACTCCTTCAACTGTGACTCGGTGTCCAATTGGTGCTAATCCAAGACCTTCTCCTTGGTTTTGTAGAGGATCAATTTCTTCTTGAACTAAATTAACTAAATCACTAGATGGAACTTTGAAGTTAGAATTAATTATTACTAACTTAACAGTACCTCCACCGTCCCACACAGGATAAACCTTAACTCCTCCAACATCTTGTATTTTGTTAACTTCATCTTTATAATTTTGCATATTTCCACCAAAACTCTGTGAGTTTAGGCTATCATAATATCTTTGTCTTAAACTATCTTCACTTTCTTCATCTTCTCCATTAATTAGTATTTCAGTTAACTCAGCAGTTTCTAATTTGTCTACATATTCAATTGGAATCAACTGACCAAGTTCAAATACAGGTCCAGTAGTTTCACATTTCATTTTATATGTTTTTTCAGATATTCTCTCAATTGCCACATAATTGTATTCTCCTAAGTTGAATCTTGAATCAATAGGAATATCTATATTAAAAACTCCTTTTGCAATTGTATTGGTTGCAGGTAAAGGTGTAATACCTCTTTCTTTACATCTCTTCTCTAAATAGTAATAACTAGCAGTATCTACAAAAGTTTGGTCTAGTAATTCATCCATGGCAATGTATGTTTCTGTAAGTTCTATAGCAACAGGAGCAAGAGCATTATATATTATAGAACCTTCCCTTTTATCAAAAGTATCTGGTACACTATCTAACATTCTTTTAATTATATTTTCAAATGTCATTAACTCAAACAATTATACACTCACCACCTTCTCTGCTTTTATATTTCCATATTTACTGTAAACTGTGAACTTACAATGTACTTTACCCTTTACATTTTGAAACTCAAAATTATCTACATTTTCAACCCTATCATCTTGAATTAGTGCTTCTTTGATTCGTCTTTCAAGTTCGGGGATTACAAAGGATATAGGCTCTCCAATAAGGTCGTTCAACTCGACTCCATAATTCCAACTATATATTAGATGTTGGTATCTCTCTGTGTTTAAAATTAAAAAGATGGTTTGTTTTAATGCTTCAACATCATCACAAATACCATCTATCTTAGATTTTTCTATATTTAATTTAAAGGTCTTACTTGGTTCTTGCCTTACATCAAAATTAATTATTGATACATCTTCAATGTCATAATCTAAATTATCGCTTGGTAACACTTCATCACATCCTATCCAATACTAAATATTGTTGTCCTCCTTGCATACGAATTAAGACTACTTTATCTCCTATTTTTTTATCTGTATATCTTTTAAATGTATCTGTTTGTATTAGAAAAATTTCACCAATAGATAGTTTTTGTTCTATCTTAACTCTTAGAGGATTAATACTTTCTATTGTTCCAAATACAACCCTCATTGGGTTGCTTGTTTCTACTGCATCCATTGCAGCTTTTTTTATTATCTGTAATAAATCTTGGCTCATATTGTCACCTCACTTATATAAATCTTCTCACATGTGTGTATGCTTTTCCTTTTCTATAAGAATTAACAGACTCTATTTTTACCACATCTCCTGTTTGTGGTGAATGAATTATTTGATTGTTTCCAATATACATTACAACATGATTACTACTTCCTCCACCAATTCTACATAATAAGTCTCCTGCTTTCCACTTGCTTCTATCTTTTAAATCTACTGCTTTTCCTGCTTTACTTTGTGCAGAAGCGGTACGAGGAATTTTTATACCTATTTGTTTATAACACCATTGAGTAAACCCACTGCAATCAAAATTATTAGGACCTTCTGCTCCATACACATAATTACAACCCAGTTTACTTTTTGCTATACTAATTAATTTATCTTCTTTAGAGTTATTATTTGTACTACTTTGGTTATTACCTTCAACTTGATATGTTTGTTCTTCATCTCCACCTATAATTATATAGCCATTCTTTCTACCAAATTTTTTACATTCACTAGCATTAGCTAATAGTATATCTATATGATATGTTCCGTTTGTTTCAACATATATTCTTCCTCCATTATCTTTAACTGTATATACTTTGTTGTCATAGGCAGTACCAGGAAGTATAATTTTTACTTTATCTCCATATTCAAAAACTGGATGTTTCTTTAGAAAATCATCAGTATACCAAGTTTTCTTAACTCCTTCTCGATTCATTGGACCAGCAACAGTTCTTGATTTTACATCAAGTGGCTTTCCATTGCAATCTGTTTTTCCGCCTTCCATTGCATTGTTCCCTGGATAATATGCAGTAAATATAGCAGGAACTTTTTTACCTGTATTTTTTTTCGTAATACTTTGTGCAGGACCATTTTTCTTTTCATCTTTATTATTAGTATTTCCACTACTATATGAGCTTGAAGAATATGAAGCAAATTCGTCTCCATCAACAAGGGTCAAATCCATAAAGTGCGAATTATTTTCAAATGTATGTTTTACTTTCTCAACTAACATATAATTTTGTAATTCAATATCTCCCAAATCTAAAAAAACAGGTACTAAACAACCTGCTCTCACTCTAATATCACCAAGTACATTTTTTAAACTTAATGACTTAGTTTTCTTATTATATAGTTTTAGAAGTATATCACACTTTTGTTTTATCTCTGCTTCACTCATGTTTTTGTCTACTGTATCAAACATTTGAAGTATTCCCCAACTCCTCATATGCGTTGAGTCTTGAGCAATATACACATCTCTTTTTCCTGTTTCTTCATTATCTCTCACAAGTTTAATCTTTGTGTAAGTATCACTATCTATTGATGAATTATAGTCAAAATCTTCTATTACATCATTGTTCATAACAGTATCTAATTTCATTGATGCAACATTCTTTAATGTTATTCTTCCAAAATCATCATATAACACATACATTTCTTTTTTCTCTCTTAGAGTATCATCTAGTGCTGTTAGTATCATGTCAAAGAGTGTTTTATTTTCTTCGACTCTAGATAGTTTATACTTAGTATCTTCTATGACATTGTATTTTAAATTAAAATCTTTAGCCAACATTTTTACAAGTTCACTTGCTGTTTTATTGCTATACACATAAGTATCTTTGTTCTTAAAATATCTTAACTGGTCGTAAGCAACAATTTTAATGTGATTTTCTTTATCTCTTTTCTTCTGAAATATATATCCATAGAATATACCTACACCTTTGTAATATAGTCTTACAGAGTTACCTTCACAAAACTCTAATATATCATCCATGACTATTGTAAATTCAAGCTTAGATGGTGTTCCTCGTCTCTCTATTTCCCATGTGATACCATCAATGACAGCAGGTTCATAGAAATCTTCCCAATGTGCTATGATTAATCTTACATCTCTATCATTCGCCAGAACTAAATCATCAGCCAAGTTTTAACACCTGCCCTTTGTAAATAGTGTATTTACTTAAGTTTTTGCCCTTATTTGCCTTATCCATCATAGATTTATTTAGTTCGTATACTTTCTTATATAATGAACCATTACCAAGTTGCTTCTTGCAGATTAACCAAAGGCTATCCCCTGCTTTTACTGTATATGTTTTACCATTTGGCTTATTGGATGAATCTGGTCTAAATTCTTTTGGTTTCATGACTGGAGGGGGAGTCCTACCATAGTTTGTCTTTTCAGGAGTTGCAGGAACTAACTTTTTAGTTGAGTAATCTCTATATTGCTTTAACTTTATTGCAACTTTTGTATCTGAGCCATTTTCTGCATCTTCTACTATGTTATATTCCTCAAGAGATACTTTCATATTAGTGTTAAATAGTACTTTATTACCTAATTCCCTCGATACAATAAATTGAAATGGCTTACAATCAGTTTTTAGTAATTCTAGTTTACTTAAAAAGAATTGAACATCTCTAAATTGACCTCTACAAAAAGGTAATTTATTATGTGTAAATTCTGCTTCAAAACTTATTTCAGATAATCCTTCTTTTTTTAATATATTTACTTCTCCAACATTTATTAAATCAACTGTCTTGTTTTTATTTGTAACTTTAATCTCTAACTTTGGCGGAGGTATTGGTAATTGTACTCCATCTAAATAAAAGTCATAAGCCATTTATATCCCTCCTCTCTAAACTATTCCCTCAGCTGATACAACCATAGCGTCGTTTAATTTTTCTGTTAGTACATTTACTATTCCATCTACATCTGCCTCACTATTTATGTTGTTTGTATTGTTCATGTCAATTTTAATGTTTACTCCTGTGAATCTATTTATTGTTTCTTGCTCTGCAATATCTCTAAGATATTTTAAGTCTTCTTGACTTTTATCCATTGTTTTAGCCATTTTGGCAGTATTTCCCGCCGTGTCCTTTACATTTTTTCCTAAATCTCCACCAAATCCTCCAAGATTATTAAGTGGATTGTCTTTATCCCACAAATCTTTTAATCCTAGCTTATCTTTTGCATCTTCTAGCATCTTATTAATGTCAAAAGTATCTTTTAATTTATTAGATATAGCATTTTGCCATTTAGTTCCAAGTGCATTTCCTTTTTGAAATTCTGCTCCAATATCTTTGTATCCCATTCGCTCCAATTTTACTTTCTCTGGTGCGTCTCCTACCCATCTGTTTAAGCTATCAATCTGTTGTTTGATGTAACTATTATCTGCCTTAACTGGCGTAAACGTTGCCTCTCCTACTTTACCAATATTTATCCCTGGTATTTTATTTATTAGGTCAATTAACTTATTTACCCCTCTTATTGCTATATTTGCTCCATCCACAAAAGCCTTACCAAGTGCGTTTCCTGCATTATTTACAGAATCATTCAATGATGCCATTTTCTCAATTATAAAAATTACACCTTTTGCAATTGCTTGTTTCATCAAATATACACACTGATTCCATCCATTCGCAATTCCTTCATTTACATCTACACATCTATTAAATAGCCATATCATTATATTTTGTATTGTTGCAACTGCTGCAAATACTGCACCTACAATCACCCCTAGAACAGTCAAAGACGTACCTGCAAATTTATTTATTGCCGCTACTACCATAAATATTACAGCTATTACTGCTATAAATCCAAGAACTATCCACACGAGCGGGCAAGCATACAACGCTGCATTTAGGCCATATTGTGCTGCTGTTGCCTGGGCTGTTACCATCGCTTCTATAGTTTGTGCAGATATTTTACCAAATAAAGCTAATTCTTGTGCTGCCAATGCTGCACAAGCTTTATATGCCCCTAAAGCATACAGGGCATTTACAAAAGATGATACTCCAGTTACAATTGCACTTGCAAGTAAAATTCCTTTATATATTGCAATAGCTGCGACAACTCCATAAACAGCAGGTGCAATAATACTCCAATTTTGAGCAAAGACATTAGCAACATTTAGTGCAGCATTAGTAATCCATCCCAATCCTTGTATTATCAGTACAGTTCCTGTTGTAATTCCTTGTACAAAATCTGAAAAAAAATCACTATTTAATATATTTTTTATAATATTTAATGTATCATAAATGTTTGAAGATATTGCAATCATAACATTCCGCATAGATACAACAATCTCACTAAAACGTACACTTTGCAAAGCTCCGCTTATCTTACTGAGAGTCTCAGAAAATATCATATAAGCATCATTTTTCATCATTGTGAGAGCTTGAGAAAAAGTGATTGGCATACTTGCAAATTTCTTTTCTATCTCATCAGAAGCTTTAAACAGTGCATTTCTTATAACATCTGCTGTTATTGCTCCGCTACTTGATAATTCCTTCAATTGGTCTTTAGTTTTTCCCATTGCATCAGCTATTTTAGTGGCTAATAAGGGTGCATTTTCCATTATGGAACGGAACTCATCACCTTGAAGTTTTCCTGCACCCATGGCTTGTGTTAATTGATACATTGCTGCACTAGCTTCATTTGCTGATGTTCCTCCAATTACAAAAGCTTTATTCATAAGTTCTGTAAACTTTATCACCTCTGCTGAACTTCCAAAAGCATCTCCTGCAAGTATTCCAAGTTTAGCAATCTGTGCTGCTGTATCTGCATAACTAGCTCTTGCACTTTGGGCTGACAAATAAATCATTTTATTAAGCTGGTCTGTTGTCTGTAAGCCATCATTCATTAGATTTAAACGTGCTTTTGTACTTGCAATTGTATCTGCTGCTTTTGTAATACTTTCTATTCCTTTTATTCCAATGTATATCCCAGCAATACTTTTTAATTTAGACACTAATAGAGAACCTGCTTCACTACCTTGCCTTATTTTATTATTAAAGTTTTCCTGCTCATTTGTATTTCTTCCAATTTTCTGTTCTATCCTTGTGAGAATACTTTCTATGTTATTCAAACTTTGTTGAGAAGCTTGTATATTACCTGCATTGAGTGGATTATTCAATCTGCCTTGCAATCTCTCTAAACTATTAATTGTTGTATTAATAGAATTAGTCATATTACGAAATGCTGGTGTCATTCCGTCGAAAATCTTTATTGAAGTTTGTATTGTAGCCATTTCCTCACTCTCCTTTCATAAATTTCCATATAAAAAAACACCTACATTAGTAAGTGTTTATTATTTATGCCCAAAACTGTTTACCACAGCTCAAACATGTAACTCTAACTTTCTTTGCTCCTAAATTTCCAGCTACTAAACCAATGCCTCCTGCTATAGTAGCCCCTGCTACAGCTTTTCCTATGCCAAAACCTTTCTTATGAGCAGACAATGAAACAGAGCCACACCTAGGGCAACGAGCAACATCATCTTCAAGTACATTAGTTTGTTTATACTCCTCTTCCCTCAATATCTCTTTTTCCTCTTCGATATTTATTTTTTCACTTAATTCTTTAAAAGCTGGATATATAATATTTTTACACTCTTTTATGTCCAGCCCTAGTAACTTCATTGCAATATCAATTGCTAAGATTTTATCTCCTTTAGTTTCTTTATAAATATTAGTCAGATTTAATTCTTTTCCATGAACATTTATAAATAAATCATCATTGTTAACTTTATCTGCTAATGTAGCTGTTCCGCAATTTGAGCAAAATTTGCCTGCACCAGTTATCTCATAACCACAATTTGAACAAAACACAACAATCACCTCACATAATACTTATTTTATAGCACTATTATACTATATACGTAAAATTTTTACATTATTATCACCTCCTTTCATAAAAAAAAACACTTACTCATTTGTAAGTGTTTTTGAATTATTTTTAATTTTAAGTCCACATAGTTAATATAAAACGAGCATCATTTATCATTGCTAATCGTGCATTTGTACATTTACATACCACATAGTTAATATAAAACCATACACTAGATTCTACCCCAAAAATGAAGCTCAATATATTTACATACCACTTAGTTAATATAAAACCGTATAGGAATGAATGCAGGTAGTGCATTTTCTAGTACATTTACATACCACATAGTTAATATAAAACGCAACCCCTAAAGACCTTCTAAAAAAATTACTCTTAGATTTACATACCACATAGTTAATATAAAACACAGGTGTATTTACCTATAGAACAACAAGAGTTACATTTACATACCACTTAGTTAATATAAAACATTCAAGAAGTAACTGTAATTGTTCATCTGTAAAATAATTTACATTCCATATAGTTAATCTAAAACCTGGTCTTAAAAACATACATGTTGCAAAAGTGAATGATGAATTTACATTCCATATAGTTAATCTAAAACGAACACTAACAAAAAAGCTAAAAGTGGTCACTATATTATTTACATTCCATATAGTTAATCTAAAACGAATGATACATTAGAATATATATTTTGTAGTGAATGATTTACATACCACTTAGTTAATATAAAACCATCCTACTTAGATACTGCACAAATAGTATCGCGAATCTTTACATACCACTTAGTTAATATAAAATTGACCAGTACGAATGCGAGGCTAGCAATGATAAACGACTTTACATACCACATTGTTAATATAAAAACCTTGAGTGACGCAGCAAAAGGGGCAAAGGATACAGCATTTACATACCACTTAGTTAATATAACTCCTACCTATATTATATCATTTTTTACTACATAAAGCACTTGAAACAGTAAAATATTCAAGTGCTTTATTTGTCTATTTATTTTTCTCTTTTTTTCCTACATTCTTCTTTCACTAAACTTACAAATCTATAAAATTCATCTGGATTTTCATTTTTCATTTTTTCAAAGATATTTCCAAGTTCTTTGATAAGTTCTATTCTATCTATATCAAGTAAATTCTCATGCATTGTATTAATCCCCCCAAAACTAAACTAAAATATTTAATACAACTGATAAATTTACTCAATTTTATAAACCACATGATAATTCTTCTTCTCACCTGCAATCTTGGTAGGTCTATTATTCTCCTCTATCCAATTTCTTATTTTATCTATTACACTTTCTGTATACTTATTTACAGTACCAGTCCAACTTCCATTAGTCTCCCAAACTCCCTTAACTTCACTATCTTCTAAATCAATCTTTTTAATAATCTCACAAACAGCCATCTGAGCTGGTTTATTACTCTTAGAATATAGTTTTAACTTAGATGCTATTTGTTTTGTGTCAAAATAATGTTCTTCTTCGTTTATCTCTATTGGCAAATCAATTCCTGCCTTTTTATATAATGTTTTAGCTGTAAGTAACTTAGATTTATTGTCAAAACCTGCACCATCCAATAGTTCTTTTAACATAGATGTGCTGTTATAAGCCAGTTGTAATTTTTCAATCTCACTTGCTTTTTCTCTTAGTTTTTCGGGGTCAGCATTATTTGTTATGTATGCACCAGTTTGTCGAATGGCTGGAAGTACTTCATCACTTATCCAATCTTGAAATCTCTCAGCTTCTTCTTTTTTAGATTTAAATATAAGTTTATAAACACCACTTTCAGTTAGAAAATTTTCTCCTGTATTATGCAATTTTCTAAACTGCATATTATGCATTTTAGAATTAGTCAACTTAACTACTTGATTATCATTAAATTTTCTAATACTACTGTTCACATCTGAAATATCTAAACACTCTGCCACATGCTTTGGATTAAATAAAATTTGCCCTTCAAATTCGAATACCTCTATATCTTTTCCTTCAAAATTCATTAATTCATTCATAATAAATTCCTCCTTAAATTTGATTGTAAGAAGTACCTTACTATGATAGAATATATTTCATAGAAGGTAACTTCTTTGGGAAACAGTCGCAAGTGCTTTGGTCGGTGCAGCGGCTGTTTTTTATTTGTTTTTGTCAATCTTCTCTTTCACCAATTCAATTCCTCTAATTACAACATCTGTTTTAGATATTTTAAGATTTTCAGCACACTCATTTAATATATCTGCTTGTTCTTGGTTAAGTCTAACTTCAAATCTTAATTTTTTGGAATTTTCTTTTGGTGGTCTGCCTAATTTATTGGACATCTTATCACCTCTCTTTTTATTGTCCGTACTTAAATTATAATATAGTACGTACAATAATTCAAGAGTTTTTTACTAATTTTTTCTAATTATTTTACTCAACCGACCAATTTTGAGCAAAACAAAAGCACCTACCAAAAAGTAAGTGCTTTCTATATAACAGATTTAATTTTAAAATAAAGTATTCACCTAATTTCCAGACGAGAAATCCAAATCATCAATTAAATTTACATTATTTTTTATATTATTCCAATCATCTAAAAATACATTATAAGTGAGTGTCACATCAACAATAAAGCTTATTCTCACTGAATGGATATCATTCATATCTTTTATATTGTTTACAAATTCTTTAGTAAAGTTTCTACACTCATTTTCATCATTAAACCTAGAATTTTCCACTTGAATACTAACTATATATCCCTCACCTTTTGTTGGGTTTAATATGTTAACATAATATGTTGTTTTATCTTTTAAGTCTTCTGGTATCATAGAGTCTACTTTTGCTTGCATCTCTTGTTTATAAATATCTTCTTTTTCTCTTTCGCTAATTATATTTTCTTTTGTAATATTTCCTTCATTTACTTCATCTCTATTTTTTGAATCTCGTATCGCTTGATGAATCATCATTGATACTGTAAATACAACAAAGTATATTAAAAATATCACTAAAATTTTCTTCAACAAACTTAATTTTTTAAATTTTCCCCACATAATGAACTCTCCCCTATTAAATTCTTTATTCAAATATAATTCTATCTAAAAATAAGAACTTAGTCTATTGATTTAAAATATTTTGAGCAAAATAAAAGCACCTACCAAAAATAAGTGCTTCTTTCTTCTATTTAGTTTTTCTCCACATTGTTAATATAAAAGTTTGGAGTTTTAAAATTATCATTCCTATCTTTTGCTTTATTTACATACCACATAGTTAATATAAAATTGAGGTAGAAAATGATAAAAAGACTTTTAGAGTAATCTTTACATACCACATAGTTAATATAAAACCTGTTAATGTAATCATTTCACCATCATAAGTTGCGAAATTTACATTCCATATAGTTAATCTAAAACAATAATTGGTGATGGTACAGGATATACAAATGCAACATTTACATTCCATATAGTTAATCTAAAACAGAAAATTCATTGTACAATTCTTCTTTGTATTTTTTAATTTACATTCCATATAGTTAATCTAAAACCCCAAAATAAACTTAGTATTTCCAATATCTACACATACACACCTCTCTCAAATTTGCAGTGAACCATGAGTAGTGCAATTGATAACATTTATCACACACCCTCAATACCTTGTATTCCAATTGTTAAACTTCAATTTATCGCAAATATTGCTCACTGCAAAATCTCTACATTTTTATTATATCATAAAAATATTATTTTTGAATATCTGTACCAATTTGTGGTATAATAAAAGCAAGGAAATAATTTACTTTATACAAGAGTAGCTATTTCCATCAAAATTGATTTAAAGAATTATTTTTTTAAATCACCCTTATTGGCGTCTGGGTGATTTTTTATTTTGTCATAAATATAAGCTGATATAACACCAGCTAGTATGCTTAATAAAAAAACTATCATATAATTTCACCTCCTTCCTTATTTGGAATTTGGCGTTTAATATGAAAATAATCACCCTTCGCACTTTCGATTATTATCCTTGCTACAATTATTATAACATATAATTATTACATATTTTTCCATTTTTTTTATATAAACAATGAAATTCAAGTAAATAAATACCTACTTATTTATATATATTTTATAAATTAATTGCTTTATAATCAAGTTTTCAATTTTTTAATAAAAATTTTTATTTTTTATTTTATATAAAC